GCGAGGAACGCTTGTACCGGCAACCGAGATGCTGGCGGATAGCTGAACATCGGCACTAAGCCAACGCCCTCCGGGGACAGTGAGGATACCTACAGTAGTGGCGGTGGCGGAAGCGTTGACGATGTCAGACGCTGGAGGGTTTACCTGAATCATTCATTCCTCCTAGACGAGCTTCTCTGCCCAGATGTACTGAAGGTCCCAACGCTGGTCGGTGTCGCCGGTTGGCACGTTGAACACGATTCCCTCACCGGGCAGGAACACGAAGGATGCTCCCGGAGTTGGGGCAACGGTCTCGCCGTTCTGCGCACCGTTACCTACGACCGGCGGAATGCCGATCATCGGATTAGTGCCGTTCGTGTTAGTGGTCCCCGGATTGCCGAACTTCACCTGCGAAGCGGGATTGGGGAAGGCAGTGGCAAACCTGTTGATCGTGGCAGCAGACTGGTCAGTTCCACCAGTGTGCGCGCTAGTACGGAACGCGACCAGCGAACTTGGTGTAGTGATGGTGTTCAGCGAATAGCTGCTGCACATGAAGCCGAGAGCGATAGCGATCTTGCCACTACCCGACGGGTTGAAAACGGACAGGAAGTTGTTCGAGCCGGTGGTACCGGCTGCATCAACTACTGCATGGAAGTAGACTCCAGTCCAAGTGGGATCTACTCCAAGGTATGTACTGATGGACTTCTCTACGTTTACGGTAGCCATTACGCTCCTAGGACCTTGGCGGTGATGTTTCCACCGGTAACGGTGGTGGTAACGTCGGCACGGAAGTACCGGTAGTCGGTTGCTCCCGTGTAGGCCTTGGAGGTAGCGGAAGGGAAGTCCGTAGATAGCGTGATGTCAGTGCCGATCTGAACGAACGCACTGTTGTCGATGGATCCGAACAGTCGGACCACACCGGCAGTGAGCGTTGCACTGGAAGTCAGTACGAACGTGTAGTCACGGCTTAAATATCCGAGATCATACACCGTTCCAGTGGTGATGGCAGTCACTGCCGACAGGGAAGTGACTGCGGTTCCAGTAGGTGGAGTAACGCTAATGGTGCCGACAATGCCCACTGGTAGTGGATTGGTGATGGCACCGGTTGTTACGTTGTAGCCTCCTTCGACTACTACTCGCATCTCTGCCATGCTTATCCCCCGTAAGCGACGCCTACAGCGTCGCTCTTCCTCTTGGCCGCATCAATCTTGGCCATGCTCGTACCGTCGGGCTGGATGCCCTCCGATACGGCATTACGGTATGCCTGAAGTTCCGCATCCCAAGCGCGCTGCTTGAAGGTGCGATCCTCTCCACTGTTCAGTTGTAATCCACGGCAGCATGCCGCATAGCTGGTGTGGTTCTGAGTTGGACAGCCAGCCCTGCACTTAGTCATAGTCACCAACGCTGTTCGTGGTGTAGATGCCCTGCTTGAACCTGTCATGATCGGCGGGGAGAGACTCAGGTGCCGGTGGATTGGCGAGGTTCATGACCCTGCGGTCCAGCATTCCCTTCTCGTCCCAGCTCACATTGGTGGTGCGTCCACCAGGGCCGATGGATGCGCAGCAAGGCTCATCGCATGGGTAGATGGGGCCAAGCTTATCGGGGGCAGGGTTGTTCAGTGGACTGTATCCGTAGTGAGTCACTTACTTCGCCCTCTTCCTGCCTGCTGCCGCCATCTTCGCCATCTTGGCGTTACCATACTTCTTACGTCCCGCAGCAGCAGCGATAGCCGCACCCTTCTTGCCGCCGCCAGCCGCCTTAGCGACTGCGGCGAACCTTCCACCCTGACCGAGTGGAGCCTTCTTGTTCGGCTTAGCCATTGAGACTCCTCAGCCTCTCATACTTCTCTTCAGTGGTATGACCATCCCACTTGACATCTGGAACGATCGCTAGGTGAGTGAATAGGTCCATATCATCTGGATCGATGTGCCAAGACAGCTGACCTTCCGGAGTCTGGACATACAGAACTGCCCACTCTGGCTCGCTTGGATCCGAGTAGCTGAGTCGAGATGGATGAACCTTTGACAGGAACGAGGTTAGATAGGCTCGCTCGCGATAGATGTCCATGACTTCCTTAGGCCGGAGTGAAGTTGGCATTGGTGATGCCAATGCCAGAGTTGATAAGGTCTGCCTTGGTGGCGTCATCCACGATCCAGTCGTATCCACCACGGAAATAGTTCAGCCCGGTAGGGATGATCTGTGGATTGGAGGGCTGAGCGGGGAGGTTGGCAGCACCTAGCTCATCGGTGTACGCGTAGTACCTGATCAGCCTGTAGTTGGGGCCAGGAGCAGTTTGATAGACCGTGACGCCACGATCCATCCTGTAGCGCTCCATGAGAGGATTCCAGGCAAACGGAGCCTCATCGGTCACTGGAGTCTGGAAGTGCCAGAGGGCCATTTCTCTCCCCGATCATGGGTAAAGGGGGCCCCCGAAAGGGCCCCCTTCTTAACCACTGTTACGCGTTAGGACGTGGAGTCGCAGAAGTCTGAGCTAGGATCAGAGCCTCAGGACGGTACAGAGACCATCCAGCCACACCGTACCAGCCGAAAGGCTGCTGACGGGTGAGCTTGTCAACTACCGGTCCACGGATAGTGTGGAACTCCTCCGCGACAGCCTCCGCCAGGGCCTGCTGTCCAGTGAAGTAGGTGTTGAATACGCGAGTCTGAGTACCACCGGCACCGGCACCAACCTGTGCGTTGATCGCACGAGGAGTCTCAAGGAAGACCGCACCCTCGTACTCTCCGATGTTTCCTGCCCAGATGTTACCGGCAGCGGAGTAGTTGTGAGGGTCACGCCATGCAGCCGCACCAGTCTCCGCACGAAGGTCGTGCGAAACCTGAGGGTGAATGTACGCGGTGTAGTAGCTTCCCTCGGTCGGGTGCACCTTGTTGGTGCGGAGCTGGGCCACAGAGAAACGCACGACAGAACTGGAGAACGTAGAGTTCGCAGAGTTGTCGATAGTGTTCAGTGCAGTTGGCTGAGTCGGAGTGGTTCCGAAACCGTAGGTGACCGCACCGGTTCCAGGAGCACGACGGACAGTCTGAGTGGAAGCCGCCAGCACGTTCTGTACGACAAGGTCGACAGAGTCGATCATGTTCCATGCAACCTGGTTGGCAAGTCCAGCGGTCACGTCAGTGAACGAGAGCAGATCCAGCTTGTTGGAGACAAGGATCGCGCTACCGTACTCGTTGAGAGTGACGGATACGGTAGTCGGGTTTCCAGCCGCTACAGCATCCGGGTCAACCAGCTCGTTGAGCGGAGTGATCGCCTGTGCGAGATCCTGGTAGATCTCGAAGACTACAGAGGATCCAGGCATTGCCTGCTGAGCCGGTCGCTTGTCGGCGACACGGCGGAACATCGGAGTGGCACGTAGTGCGAACTCAAGCTCACGGTCGTAAGCGGTCTGCACTAGGTTCGCCATAGCGGCGGTGCCAGTAAAGGCGTTAGCCAAGAGAATTCACCCCTTTAGGGTGACGGGGTCAGCCCCTCGCCTGTGCGAGGGCTGCCATAAGTTCAGCGCGTGAGTTGGCGTTCTCAAGATTGCTCTTCGCAATCTCCATGGAGCCAGCTAGAGTACCGTTGGTACCGGCCTCATTCATCTTCTGATACTGCGCCTGATCGACTGTGGTTGCAGTATTGGTGTTGTCGGCAGATACCGCAGGAGCACCGCCGAAAGCGGTGCGTAGGTCGTTGACGAAGGCAGTTACCTTCTCGGCGTCGGGCTCTCCGTTGTAGTACTTGGCTACAGAGCGGGGAACGCCCTGGGCCTCAATGAGATCAGCTGCCTGATTCTTCTGGTTGATAGCCTCAAGGGCTGCCAGCCTCTTCATCAGGTCATCATTCGCCTTCTTCTGAGCCTCGTAAGCATCTCGTAGTGGCTTAGGGCCGTTGTTCAGCTCCTGCTGAGTGGTCTCATCGGTGTAACCCCATGCGTCATTCACGACGACTTCTCCCTAACTTCTCAATGGATGGTTGCGAACACTAAAGGCCTCGCCGGGGAGCGAGGCCTAGACTTGTTCTACCAGACTGATACGCCTCTCAGGCCT